TTAAATTCTTCCTGCGACATGGATTCAGCCCCGGCAATGTCCTCTTTGCTTGGTGCATCCCCTTCAAAATGGTAATGATTCGTCGGTGAGTAAATGATCTGCACCGGCGGCTCCCCGTCGTCGTCCGGGCCGTCACCGTTGCCCAGGTTGTCCAGCTTGCTCAAAAGGTCCGCTATGGATGGGTTCTGCGCTTCGCCGTTCGCCGCCTCAAACTGTTCCGCAAGGGCGGCGATCCCGTTGGTGGCCCCGCCTACGGTAGAGGCGATCATATCCTGCATATTGCCCCAAAGCTCACCGAGGGGGATGATCGCTTCGCTCCCGGCCTCTCCTGCCTCAAGCAAGGTCGGGGCCGTTACGACGCCGCCCTCTGCCAGCCTGGGCAGGGAAACGGTGGGGACCTCTGCTATGCCGTCCCATTCAATCCCGAGAAATCCTGCGGCCTTTTCAACAATACCGCTAAAGCCTCCGACAAATTTATTGATGCCGCCAACGACATTGTTTATCATGTTTTCAACAAAACCAATCAGGCCGTTGAAAACTCCCTTGACAAAATCCCCGACCGCCTGGAAAGCGTTGTTTATGGGGGTTGTTACATGCTCTGAGAACCATGCCCCCGCCGCTTGCCAAATGCCGGTTATGTTGGTCCACAGAGTGGTGAAAAATCCGCCTATGCTCTCAACTATCGGGGCAAAAAAGCCAATCAAGGGCTGTACCACGGTCATATCAAACCAGCCGGAAACCGCCGCCCATATGGCCTGTATGCTGCTCCAAAGGCTGGAGAAGAAACCGCCTACCGCTCCGGGAATTGCCGAAAAGAATCCAACCAAAGGCTGAATAACGGTGGTATCAAACCAGCCGGAAACGGTAGCCCATACGCCTTGTATGCCGCTCCAAAGGCTGGCGAAAAATCCGCTTACAGCTGTGACAATGGGCGCAAAGAAATTTACAATAGGGGTTATTACGCTGTTTTGGAACCAGTCTGCGGCTACTGCCCATATGGCCTGTATGATAATCCAAAGGCCCCGGAAAATTCCGCTGACGGTTTCAACAATCGGGCTGAAAAAGTTCGTAACCAGCGTGATAACGGTATCCCGGAACCATGCTGCCGCTCCGCTCCATACCCCCTTGATGCCGTCCCAAAGGCCGGTGAAAAAGTTTGCTATGCGGGTAACGGCTCCCCCGGTCAATTCATCCAGCTTACCGAAAAATCCGGAGACGCTGTTGCGGATGGCGGTCAGTCCTGCGGCTACAACATTCTTGACACCGGTCCAGGCTGCTGTGAAAATCCCGCTGAACCAATCTTTGACGGCTCCAAAAATATTCTTGATGCTGTCCCACACCGACTGGAAGTAATTCCCCCAACTGTTGAAAATGCCCTTTATGGCATCCCAGGCCCCTGAGAAATCCCCATGGAGGACTGCTGTCACCGCTGAGAAAATCCCGGCTATGGTGTCAAAAATCGCTTGGAAAAATGCAACGGCGTTATTCCAAACCGCCTTGATGATCTCCCAGGCGGTCTTGAAAAATCCGCCGAGAACGGCTGCGACTACGGAGAAAACTGCCTTGATATGTTCCCAAATGGCGGAAAACCAAGGGGAAACCGCTGCCCACACAAGTTGTATAGCGTTCCAGGCAGCCCGGAAAACCCCGCTGAGTACCTGCACAACGGTGGAAAATACCGTCTTGATGGCACCCCAAACGGCAAGGAAAAACGGCTTGACGCTCTCCCATACTGCCTTGATGGCCTCCCAGGCGGCGGAAAATGCGCCGCAGATGGAAGTCCAAACGGCCTTGATACCTGGGAGGACGTTGGTCTGGAAAAAGTCAGCTACAGGGGCGAGTACGGCCTTTATCTTCTCCCACGCTGCCTTTACGGCTCCCTTGAGAAATTCAAGGATAGCGTTTACCTTGTCCCGGAACCACTTACACTTGTTGTAAAGGGTTACAACAATAGCAATCACGGCGGCAATACCCGCTATAATCAGGACGGCAGGATTGGCGGCTATAAAGGCCGTGATCCTGCTGCCTAGCCCTGCCAAGGTAGTCCCGATGGAGGCTATGCCGGTCTTTAGGCCGGTGAAAGCCATTGTCGCTTTTGCGCTGGCTGCTGCCAATCCGGCGTGAGCCAATTCCGAAAGAGTAACTTGCTTGGTCAGTAGCGCAGCGAATGTCTCACTTAGCTTGAGTGTTCCGTTAAATGCCGCTTGCGCAACATTCGCGTCTTCCGTAGACATTTTGAAATACCGCACTTGCATGGCCGCATCTTGAATCCAGCCAACAGAATTATATGCAATGCTGTTTTTCAAGTCTTTCAAGAAAGTGCCTGCTCCCTTTATACCTTCGGAAAGGGAACCCAGCTTTGCTTTCATGGTTTCAGACGCTAATTCTGACAGCTTGATCTGCCCGGTCAATACGCCAAAGGCGGCGGAAAGTTTGGGGAGGGTGCCGCTGGCGGCAGAGGCGGCAAGGCTGGTCCCTTTGGTCACGCTTTGAAACGCAGATAAGACGTTCTTTGCGGTGTTGATCTTGTTCCCGAGGTCAGCAATCGCCGTAATCGTCTTAAATCCCGCATAGGCGGCTATGGCCGCTATAACAAGCTCTTTATGTTCTGTGAGGAATAGGCTGAGGTCTGCCAGCTTGTCAACAATGGTAAGGAGGCCGTCAACCACATTTGGGATTCCTGTACTGAAAATGTAATCAAGGACCGGCTGCACCTGTGCCTGGGTGTCCGCAAAAATGCCGCTCAATCTGGAGCTGAGTTCCCCCAGCTTGTCAAAGGTTGCGCTGTGTGCGCTTACGACTTCGCTGATTCCCCCGGATGCCATCTTGAAAAGCTCAACAGCCCGGTCTTTGAAAGACTCAATCTTAGGCAGGGCGTACTCAAGCCCCGTTGCCATTGCGTTGCCTATCCACTCCGCCGCCCCGGAAATGGCCGCTTGAATGGCTGGCATCTGCGTGTTGATAAGGCTCATAGCCCTTGCGAGGGGCGTGGAAATGCTGTCGAAAATCGAAATTTTGAGGTTGTCCCAGTTTGTTTTCATCAACTGGGATTGATGTTCAAACGTTTGGGCCATCGTCGCATAGGCGGCTTCGGTTGTCCCCGTGCTGTTTGCCAGGGCTTCAAGGCTTTCCCGGAAATAATCAACGCCTTGCGAGGCTATGGCGTTTGCCGCCTTTCCCGCCTCTGCGGAGCTCCAAAGGTTAATAAGGGCCTCGCTGTCGCCGTTTACGCTGTCGATCAGAATGTCAAAAACGTCCGCAAGCGACGCCCCGCTCTGCATGAGCTGCCCGAAACTTTTTCCCGTCTTTGCCTTGATTACATCCGATACGGCGGTCCCCGACTTGCCCAATTCCTTGAGCATACTTGAAAGGTAGGTCGTGCTTTCCTCCGTGGAAATTCCCGCTTTCGTAAGGCTTATGTAGGATGCCTCAAGGTTGGTCAGGTCTACGGAATAGGCCGATGCCGTAGCTATGGCCTTGCCCATAGAAGTTGACAACGCTCCGACCGTGGTAACGCCACGATTTTGTGTCATTATCAGGCTGTCGGATATCTTGCTTGCTTCGTCTGCGCTCATGCCGTAAGCGTTCATAACGGTGGTAAGAACGCTTAAAGCGTCCTCACTCTCCGCAAAACCGGCGGTTGCCAGTTTTGTGGCGTCGCTTACAAGGGAAACGGCGTTTGCGGTGTCGCCGGTGGCGGAAATGGCGTTATATACGCTCTCTGATAGTTCCGCCGCCGCTACGCCGGTTTCACTGGATAGGCTTGTAATCGCCTCGGACATGGCGTCTGTGGACATGGCTGTTTGGTCCATGATGGTCTGGACCTGTGCAAAGGCGTTTTGATATTCGGCCCCGATGTCTATAGCATCTGCGATAAACTGCCCTAACTGCAAGGCCCCCCAGGCGGCGGCTGCTGTAGCTGCCGCCGCCTGTGCGATGCTGCCCAGGTTGGTGATTTTCTGCCCCGCTTCGCCTATTGCGCTGTTGAAGGAGGAGGAAACTTGCCCGGCGATCTTGATGGCAAGTTGATACTGTTTACTTGTGCTTGCGCTTGCCAATCTTTTTCACCGCCTTTACAGCCGCTTCCGCCGTCCTTATCAGGTCAAAGACGGGCATTTCAAGAAATTTGCAATAGTCGGAATGCAGGGTAAGGGTCATATTGATGCAAATTTCCCGGAGCCGCTCTCCATCGTCTGCCCTCAATCCTCGCCGTAGAAAAAATTTGTTACCTTGTTTTTCACTCTGTTGAAGTCTTTCGGGGGGAGGCCCTTGAAAAACTCCACCGGCTGGTCGGAACCCGTCCGGCAATGAAACAAATGTATTCGGCGGTCTGGTCCGGCAGGGGGGAAATGACGCCGCTCTTGAATAAATACTTCTCGGCGGCGATCATATCCTTAGCGGTAAGGTCTTCCATGCCGCTCAGGTCGATCTCAGTGTAGTCCTGGCCCTCGAAATGGTAGGGCTTACTGAACCGCACCAGGCCCTCGGGGTCCTGCTCGATGGTGGTTTTCTTCTCGGTATCCATGATCTTTTCCTCCTCGTGTTAAATGAGTGCCCGGATTTTGGCGAGCTGGTCCTCGCCGTTTACCCTGAAAATGTCGTTGAGCTTGTCAAGACATACCCTCTCTTTGCCGCCCATCTCAACCATGATGTAGGTAAGCTCAATTGTGATTGAGCTACCCATCTGCTCCCGCTGCTTCACGGTACCAATCACGATCTTTTTGCAACGGCCCCGGTAAACGACACGCATTCCGACCTCGTCTTCGTTCTGCGTCTCCTTGTTGGACTGCTGAATGGCTCCCCGGAGGGTAAGCTCCACGGCCTTGCTGGGGCTGACCATCTTGAAATAGTCCTCATTGATGCAGCGGAAGGGGATTTCCTGCTCCATGCTGCCGTAGTGGCCGAGGACAATAGCCTCATACTCCCCCAAAATGCCGTTGCCGGAGGTGGTGGAGGTCATGGCCTCAAAGTCCGGGAGGGCGACCTCTCCGGTCATGCCTCCCAGCTTTCCGCCGGAAAGGTAAAGATTAAAGTTGTTAATGACTTCGGGGATTCCTGCGATTGCCATTGATTATTTCCTCCCTTCTCAGGTGCTTGCGCTGGCCAGTGCGCTCTCAAGAGCGTAGGGGTCAAACTCCAGAATATTGTGAATGTCCTCCGCCGGGGGATACGGGGTAAGATACTGGTGAAAGGTGAGCTTGCCGTCGATCAGGTTTGTGACGGGATTTTCGTCCATGTTGAAAGTAATCTCAGCCCTTGCGCACTTCCCGGCGGAAACGTAGGCCCCGCCCCGGATGTTCTCCGTGTCAACAATCGTCTCAATGAGACGGATGTTAGCCGGATCGTCAACCTTCTGGAAGTAGGTCAGAATGAAACTGTTTCCCCACCAGCTAAAGAACCGGCGGCAGCAGAAAAACATATCCTTTGGGTCGGTGTTGGCCGGGTAGCAAGCGGAACGGTTGCCCCAACTGCGCCAGCCGTTGACGTTGATCGCCGTGGTCACTCCGAAACTGTTCACGGCGTTGCCCTGCAACTGGTCAAGTACGACCTCCGTCTCTCCGTCCGCCAGGACGGTGCCAGTCACGCCGATCAGCTTATTGGAGGGGGAAAGGTTGGGGACGTCGTCGTTGTTGGCGTCAACGTAGGCGGTCAAGGCCCCCATAATTGCGCTGTACCAGAACCAACTGGAACCAACAGCAATACAAGGCCAAAGGGCCATGATGTGCTTGTTGGTGCAGCCTGCCGCCTCTTTGAACATCTTA